CTGTATTAGAGTCTCTAACGACTCGCTGTATAACTTTAGTGGCCCCTGTTCAGGGACCTACGCGTTCGGGTTCGCACAAATGTGCTCGTGCACGCGAACGGTCTCAGCGTTGTGTGTAACGTCTCGGCAGAGGGGGAGCGACGACATCCCCATCAAATTGACGCCTGCTCTTGTAGTAATCAATTACCAGCGATACAATTCTTGTATCTTGGGGCTCTTGTTCATTGCCTCGAGAACGTATCTGTTAACTTTGGTCCATATGTCTATGAGACGGCCTTTTGGAACAGATCCTATATTAATAAGGCGGGAGGTCAGTGCAGCGACTTGAGATGTCACTGTAGGATTGTAGCTGCCAACATTTGCGCTCATTTTGCCCAAGAGCCAATTTTCACTGTCTTTAATGCCAATCCTGCTGCCTAATGTTATCAAATCACGATAATAAGATGGTCTGTTGGTCTTAGTCCAATTCATAACATTGACAACATTATGTGTTGCTAACGTTTTCACAGTTACTAGTTCCTCTAGCTCACGTTCGTAATTGCCATATGTCTTATGTCTTTCGTAACACTCACCTTCTCCCATAAGTCTGACACCATTTGCAAGCGCGACATGATCAATTACGACACCTAAGTCTTGCTTCTTGAATTGTCGGATTGTGGATTCAGCAATGTCAGTTTTCCACTTTTTGCGTATTGCCTTTGTCACTCCACGTATTTGATCTCCAACAACTGTTCGAGAACATTCAATGTCGGATATCTCGGTCGCAATATTTTCAGGCACCTGTATTCCTAGCTTTGCACCTCTGCTGATCCATTCTTGTTCACGGAAAGTGGTACGCCGTTGTACATGTACACCAATACCTGTATTGAATTTAGGTATTCCTATCACGCGGATGTTAGCTATTGGTACACCAAGGCCTAGACCTCCGTTTTCTCTTGGAACACGCGCAGCAATGTATGGTATTCTGTTTTTCTTGCACCATATCCTAATCATACGATCGGCGGAATCGCCAAACTTGAGCCCTCTACGTGTGCATGTGTTAATGCTCTCTAATATTGCCTCAATTATGTCGGTTTCTTTGGCTGGGGTGTCGCTCCACGGTTTGCGTTGAACAATTCCAGCTATTGCACGTGCAGGATAACCGTGTGCTCCGCTATTATTGAAAGACACTCGTAAGAACTCAGTGCCTGCTTGTGTGATTCCGAACTTGCCGTTTCCACCGCGTACGCCACATCTTTGCAACAACCAGTCAAAAAGTTGTAGTACAGCGACATTGTCGTTCATCACGTTTGTATCGTCACCCTGGATGTCAATTTGGTCATCAGGGACCTTCTGTATGCCAAGCATTTGCAGTATTTCATTCACGGCTACACAAAACGTTTTGTTAAAACCGTCCCCGCATATTGACGTCAGGTATAGGCCACTTGGCAGGCCTCCCTCAACGGGATACTCTTTGCCACTCATACTTATTATCACGCTTTTATTGAAGCTTGCATCAACGTTTGCACGGATCAGGTCCCACTCAGATCGACTTGTCATGGGTATGTTGTAGCTTGCTGCTGACGCAATTTGAATGTATATCAGCATCAGCTCAATCGTTTTCACTTGTCGGTCAAACCCTTCATAATCCCATGCCATGCCAAATAAATTCTGTTGGCATTGCCTGATTGTGCGCAGCATTCGATAGATCTTAGTCCTCACATTTTCTTGTCTAGTGACGCTTTTCCAATATTTGTAACCACGCCCACTCATGTGCACTATGTAGCACATCTTCAAATAAGTCTCGAGGTCACTGCAAACTGCAACACGGCATTTTCCAAGTTCTTCTTTAATGAATGCAGTTGACCTTTGCCCTTCGTGCTCCATGCTCATTGCGTGTAACATTTCTGGTGTGAAAGCGTCGGGTACTAAGTTTTTACGGCATTTGACATTGTATGTCTTCCCTTCATATGTTACCTCAAGTCTGCCAATCGAACTTGCACCTTGTGTTATCCACTCTCCAGATTTAAGGAAATCGAGGAACGTCTCATATTTATGTTCGAGAGCGAGACCACTTTTCAATGCCACTTTGACCCAGTACGCGAATCCACCCTTGGGCAAATCCTTTTCTAGGCCGCCCTTAGCCAGTGCCTCAGTGTCTTTTTCTTCATCGTAACCAGGCCATGGTATAAGCCTGTAACCAGTCAGACACTTGAGCTCCGCGTACATATGCCAACCTTCTTGGGATTGGTTTGACTTGAGTCGGTTGTTAATATGCGACGTTGTCTTATCCCATTGCTCTATTGTAAGCTGGAACATCCATGAGCAATTATTAGTCCAGTCCTTCCCTGCGCTCATCGCATACCATACTGTTATCAAGGTCCTTATGTAATCCTGCCCTCGCATTGACCATGCTAACGTAATTGAATCTCTACCCCAACATTTGTATAAATCATAGAATCTTGAGCGTCTTATCGCAAGGTCACCTTTCCCACGCGGAGGCCAGATAGTTTGACATAACTTATCACTATCTTTATTGCCAGCTTCAAATTTCTGTACCAGTTGGTCGAGACTAATCCCATTGTTTGTTCTTTCTTCCCAGGCCTTAATTCTATCCGTCATTTGCTTGTCCAAGTCGATGTCTCCCCAGATCTTCTTAGCTTCATCCATGACACGTGACACGGTCATTATCCCAGAAATTCTGGGATCAGGAATCAAGCCGCCTTTTTCCCTAGGCTCGAATTTGATTGGTTGCTTCTTATTCACAGTTCTCAATCTTAATAATGCAGTGACGGGGTCAAGCTCCTCATTAAATTGTCTTGCATCGCAAATCCACTCAATTAATTCATAATCAGCTAGGGGGAACATCTCCTCGCACACACCCCTCCAAACATCCCCGCGATTTGGAGAGGTGACTAAAAATTTACCTTGGCCATATCGGCAGGCGATTGAGTCTGCTCCACCTTCTGTGCTGTGTCGCCTGTATCCATGTACGCGAGCATTGGGTTGCTCTTTTGTCCTTTGTTGTTGACCAAGACAATAGGATTAGATGATCCCTCATTTATAAATCTTAGCCTTGAAACGTCGACCGTTGTTTTATCTGCAGCCATGTCCACTCCAAGCTGCAAATTCTGCGGTGAGGCGTCACCACTTATCACAACCCAGTTCCACGTCTGAGTGACAACGATCGGCCAAGGATCGAGCTTCCCGTTATAATCTGGGCTCGTGTCAACACGTCCAATTGCTGCATTTGCGGCTGCGGTCACAGTAAGGTTGAAGTTGGTCCCAGTGTTTGTGTAGTTCATAAGCTGGTCACCTATTCTATCCGTGAAATTAGTTGTTACCGATGGGGCTTGTCCATCTGCTGCAAAATGGCGCTCTAACCACTGAAATGCCCGCCTGTTTGCTCTTCTTTCCCAGTTTGTCTCAGCAAACCATTCGTTTTGGCCTATGAAAATCTGAATCATTTGGTCTGGTGCCACCAGGGTACTAACTGCTGTAGCAACAGCGCCACGCGGGAATTCGTTTTCAGTCGTCGATATAACGACACCCTTCTCCTCAATCGATGGAGGTTGACAATACTCCAAGGCTCTCATTTCCATCCAAGCATCCATCATGATGTCAGGGAACACGGCAAATTTAAGGTATGTTGTGTCATAGCCACTGCCGTTGTCATATGCATTCGCGAACCTATCTGGGGCACTCCTATATGCAAGAAGGTTTTGTCCGTAAACATCCTTTGGTAAACCTGTTCCCAGCCACATGCTTGCAATTGATTCGGTCAAACTACCCAATTTGCCAATGTTTAACCCCATACTGGAAGATAAGTTGCCGTACCACAACTTAAACATGTAGTCACGCAGTAGTTTATTGTTGCTATCTACCAGAGCGTCTTCCCAACCGAGAATTGATATTCCCAGTATATCATGATGTATCTGTGTAGCCATTGTGTACCGTTGGGCCAACATCTGAGCATAGAGTAGTTCTTCTTTTCTCCAGCCAATAGGGCAGTATGGCACACTGGTTGCTGGTTGAAATATGTTGCAAGACTGCAATGTCCACATGAGTGGTGTACCACTGCCAAGAACATAGTCAATTTGTGCTGGAGGGCTAGGTATTGGATTAGCCAGGTGAAAAATCTCGGCTCCACTTATGTCGCAGTCGTTCTCAGAATTCACCGCAGGTTCTGAAGCGGCAACAGGGATTGCAGTCCCATACTGATGCCAGGCAAGAGGTGCTCCACGGAAAATTAGTGCCTGCATTTGATCCTTTGCTTCCTGCAATTCATCATAAATATTTAGGAGTTTACCTACAGATCCCAGGAATGCGGCTACCTGAGTTGGTGCCAATGCAGGGTTAATGAATTCGTCTGCCCATTCAAGCAGTTGGTACTGCTGCACTGCGGCCGCAACACTTATCACGGCGGGTGCGCCATTAACAGTAGGTATCTGCAAACATGCAGCAGCTGCCTCCAATTGTGTCGCAGGTGGATTAACTGACATTGGTTTAACTGGCAAAAGTACGTAGATTATAGCCTGTTGCAGTCCACTAATTGATATTTGTGTTGCATACGGAGACGTCCGCACTTGAAATCCCCCCTGGACAGCGCAGTCCCATGTCCATAACGCATGAGGAGACGGCATGAACCACAGTACCATGAGTCGCAACCACGTGTCGAACTGCTGTGGTGACAATCTTGCTATTTCGAGCGGACATTTAATTGCGTTGATGACTTGATCCGATGGTATGTCGTCAGCATTCACCATAAACACTACTGCTGGCGAATAGTTGCCCTGGATATATGGAAAGACTCTCACGCCTAAGGCTGTGACGCATTGCTCGTTAAAACCGATCACACCGTCATTAACTCCAACCACTACTCGGTTTGCAATCGTTGTGTCCACTGTGAAACCACTATCAAGCAGTTCAAGCATGCCACGAAGTGGGACAGCATTGCTGTTATCTGCATTAGGCGCAACGCAATAAGCAATCTGGTATATCTTCATTGCATTTGTACTCCAATCATCACTTTGGATGGGTCCTACATCAGCCAAAATTAACAGCGTCGATGCAAAATCACCACAACTACCTATCGTATTGGGCCGAATCCTCATCCGAGTTGCAATCATGTTTGCCGCCTCCTCGCTCATTATGTACTTCTTTCTTGGTTTACCAAATACCTGGGCTTGAACTCCCAAAACTCTTAGCGGGCTAGTTGAGTCCAAGAGATTATTATCACTTCTGGTCCGGTACTTCATGCCTGACATTCTGTTCACCATACTTGATGTACCATTGACGTTCCGCCCGTCCCACAGCTGAGTCTTAACAATTAGATCACCAACTATGACCTCAATAAAATTTGATGCTACTCCGATCAGCCCCGCTGCCTCAACAAATCCCCTATTTTTACTGACATCGTATGTCAATGGTCGTTGTTCTTTACTCATCTTTGAGCCTGCCTTGCCAAGATGTGTCGTTATCACTTTCATTACACGTGATTGTGCGGTTTCGACTTTCGGTTTGGGTAACGTTTCATCACAAAGCACTGGCTTTACGTCTGTTGTGGGCAAACTCTGCATTGTCGTCGTCCTCTGCACATCAGTTTCCAATGCAGACTGAGTTTGAGTGTTACCGTTGTATGCATGTGCAAGTTTGTTCATCAATTTCTTTGAAACAAACCACTCGTGTATGTTGCCGTTCATTGCGTGCATCAACGCGTTGTGTGCCTTAGCCATGCACTGCTGCCAATCTGACAGCAGGTTATCGTCGATCTCCTGATCTTCCTCACTACTTATAACAAACTTTTGTGACAAACAACCACGGTCCACCCCCTTCATTATGAATAGACTTAGCATCCGTACCTTGATGCTACCCTTCAAATACCTACTAGCAACAGCTTCGGTTATTTTCCCCTTACTAATCTGCCTATTAATTTCTGCCTGTTTAATAGACCCTTTTTCTCTGTTCATATCCGAACAGCTTAATTGTTTAACGACTATTAGGCACATAATTTCATCAGGCAATTTCTCCTCGCTGCTGCTTGTGATCCAGTTTGCTATCCGTTCAACACTTGTAAGCACTTTGTTAAGGCGCAGTTTAATCCTCGCGTGTTTCTCGCGCCGTCTTTGATGTTCTTTTTGGCTGTCGCTACTCTGCTGACTGGTCATTGTCGTATCTTTTTCGTTGCGTTCGCCTCTCCCACGCGTGTTCTCTCTTTTTGCATCCCGCCGTTCTAATGCCTGTTTCAACTTCTCTTCCAGTGTGAGTTCCTCTTTCATCTGTTGGGATCCGTGTCCCTGCTTTGTGCTTCTCTCGTTGTTGCGTCTTTCATTGATTTCAAGCCGAAACTCTTCCTCACTAACCGTCATTTCGGCTGCTTCCTTGACTTCGTTCCAAGTTAGATCATCAATGACCACGCTCTCCAGCCAAAGTAAATTAAACCTGTTATATACGTTGCAATCACGTATGCATCTTTTCATCTCCTGCTCCTTATATACTCGATTTCTTGAATTAGCTGCTACTTTGGCACGCTGTGTAACGGCGATAAAATCATCATCTTCACTATCCTTCCGGTCTTTTTCGTTACTCGACAGCTGCACTTCCTCTGTTCTCGATTTCGCGCTAACGTACGCTATTTTCTGATCTTCTGTTCCCATATATTCAACATCCAGTGTTTCTTCACTAATTTCCTCAATCCCTATCATCTGCCCTATAGTGTAAAGATAATTTCCTGGATGTTTTCCCCGTCGTTCAAACTCACGGTCCCAGTGCGTACGTCTATTCTCCGGAACCATCTCACGAGATTTGTAATATGCTCTCGGCATCATATTTCCGTTGTATGCATGCTGAAGCTTGTTCCTCATTTTGTTTGCCAAACTCAAATCGTTATTTGTATAAGCAGCGAACAATTGCGCTACAGCATCTATGAACTCTACGTTCCTATCACCAACTTCCCATTGTGTGGCCGCGTTACAACCCTTAAGAGGTATGCTTTGTGCCTCAGGATTGACGAAGCTTACCCACAATGGTGCGGTTTGCTCCTCAATTCCCAAAATCTGTACATTACTAGGTGAGGGACAGCCACTTGGAGCGGCCGTTGGAGCATTACTAGGCTGATGAGTCGGTGCCCTGGTTGGTGATGCTGTGCCGTCAGTAGGTGATTGTGTTGGAGGCACCGTTGGATATTGAGTTCTGTTCTCTGTTGGTGCCTCAGTTGGCGCTACTGTTGGTTCATCGGTTGGGCTGTCGGTAGCAAAAGTTGGAGCAACAGTAGGTATATTAGTGGGATAGTTAGTCGGCGCCCCAGTGGGGGCACCTGATGGTGCCCCCGTTGGTTGTTTTGTTGGTGCATTTGTTGGTGCTGGCGTTGGAGCATTGCTAGGCGCTTGCGTTGGTGCAATTGTTGGAGCACTACTCGGTGCATGAGTGGGTGCATTACTTGGTGCTCCCGTTGGCGCAACCGTAGGTGCTACTGTTGGTTCCGCTGTTGGTGCTTCCGTTGGGGAGGAAGTTGTACATGTAGTACTTACCGTATTAATATATAAAATATAATTGTCTGTTCCGCATGTTGTTGTTGGGTGACAACCCTCTGTTGTCGGATTCCCAAAACAGTCGGCGTTCCCACACTTTGTTGTGCATAACGTATCTGTGTAACCTTGGAAACACACTCCATATAAAGCCGAACAGTACAACGTCCATGAATTAATTCCTGAACATGAGTTGTTTGAGGGTAGTGCTGTAAGACACTGCCATCCGTGAGTTGGGAATTGAGCCGATGTACATGTACCCAACGCGCACAACGAAGTGTCAGGGCAACAAAGCCCAGCTTGTATGAATGTGGTTGCTCCCACAAATAACGACGCTGCTATGCGCGTAGTTATATGATCCATCATGGTTATAAACACAACGGTGAGCGCAACGATTGTAACAATCTGTCCCAAACTTATCCACTCTTTTCTCTTCAAATCATCTCTCCCAGTAATCTCACCGTTAGCGCCTGACTCGTAGTCGATTATTATACACCACCAGCACTCCTCTGAGCAAATCCCACAGCTACAACTGCTACGATCGAAAGTCTGCCCGTTACCATATGGATTAAAACTTCCTTTAAATCTTTTTCTCCACTCGTGGTAATGATGAATAATTCTGGTAACGTACAATGCGACGTCGTCGTCGTAGAGAACATCTTTAGTACGAGTCCAAGTCACACCTGCGCAACGTTCACATAAATACATTACCCATACTGTGCACTCCGCATCACGACTACATGAAATAAAACTTGCCTGTTTGTTTGTTCGCAACAGTAAGCACTGAGTGACAGCATGTTCTACCCCAATCTCTTCTCCCAATTCCCTTATTAATGTTTGATATGCGTTCTCATCCCCCTGCTGACTACCGCCTGGTAAGTTCCGCTTCTTCCCTGGTCTTTCGCGGATAAGATATACATGCTCATCCTCCAAAGTGTTACAAATCACTAACACCGCACTACCGACGAGCTTCCTCTTGCACTTAGGCGAGCCCAACAATGGTATGATGTCAGTTTGACCATTACCGTATGGGTTGAAACTCCCCTGCTTCACTTCACCAGAGGAATCGACTACATATCCTTCTTCTGTAAAATGTTTTTCCAACCATCTTGATGCCTCTGATTTCATAATTATGGCGTCGTCCCCCTGTTCTACAAAGCAGACTAAACCCCATGCCTTTGCCCATCTGATTCTTTCCCAACTTTCAAGTTTCTCAAACTCAAAACATAGGCTACACGTGCTAAATCGAACGGACCAGAAACCACGGCTACACTTATCACAGTTGCGCAACTTCTTACCACTCTGTTCCATAGTCAGGGAGTTATCCTCGTTTTTAAACTTGTTAACCTTCCGTGGTTTGGTACGTGGCGATTTTGAAGCCATTGATTGCTGACTTGGTTTTATGCCTTCATTGTTGTTCTTCTGCTTCCATTCAAGTTTACCTCCTTTCCGGTTCACCCCATTCACTGTTTTTGCAGTTTCCGACCCACTGCAAG